TGCAGTGTAACACCATTGGCACCAACAATACTGCTGTGGGAGTCAGCAGTTTGCAGTGTAACACCACTGGTGTCAACAATACTGCTGTGGGCGCCAACAGCTTGTGTGCCAACACCATTGGCGGCAGCAACACCGCTGTGGGTGCCAGCAGTTTGTGTGCCAACACCATTGGCACCAGCAATACTGCTGTGGGAATCAACAGCTTGCGTGCCAACACCACTGGTGGCAGCAATACTGCTGTGGGTGTCAGCAGTTTGTATGCCAACACCATTGGCACCAACAATACTGCTGTGGGAGTCAACAGCTTGTATGCCAACACCACTGGTGTCAACAATACCTCTGTGGGACTCAACAGCTTGCGTTACAACACCACTGGTACCAGCAATACTGCTGTGGGTGTCAGCAGTTTGTGTGCCAACACCACTGGTGTCAGCAATACTGCTGTGGGAGTCAGCAGTTTGCAGTGTAACACCATTGGCACCAACAATACTGCTGTGGGAGTCAGCAGTTTGCAGTGTAACACCACTGGTGTCAACAATACTGCTGTGGGCGCCAACAGCTTGTGTGCCAACACCACTGGTGTCAACAATACCGCTGTGGGACTCAACAGCTTGAGTGACAACACCATTGGCCCCAACAATACTGCTGTGGGATTCAGCAGCTTGAGTGCCAACACCACTGGTGGCAGCAATACTGCTGTGGGTGTCAGCAGCTTGCAGTGTAACACCATTGGCACCAGCAATACTGCTGTGGGATTCAGCAGCTTGCGTTACAACACCACAGGCACCAACAATACTGCTGTGGGAGTCAACAGCTTGCGTACCAACACCATTGGCACCAGCAATACTGCTGTGGGACTCAACAGCTTGCGTGCCAACACCACTGGTGTCAACAATACTGCTGTGGGAGTCAACAGCTTGTGTACCAACACCATTGGCATCGCCAACACCGCTGTAGGCGCATACAGCTTGCGTGCCAACACCACTGGCGGCAGCAATACTGCTGTGGGTATCAGCAGCTTGTGTGCCAACACCATTGGCACCAACAATACTGCTGTGGGATTCAGCAGCTTGTGTGCCAACACCACTGGCGGCAGCAATACTGCTGTGGGACTCAACAGCTCGCGTTACAACACCACTGGCGGCAGCAATACTGCTGTGGGTGTCAGCAGTTTGCGTTACAACACCACTGGCAATTTCAACGTTGCTGTGGGCACTTATGCGCTGAATACCATGAATTCAGGCACCACCAGCACTACTGCCAACGTGGCAGTGGGTGGATCAGTTCTTCGTGCGGCTACTACTGCCATAGGCAACACTGCCATGGGCGCCAGAGCAGCAGCAGCCACCACATCTGGTAAGTATAATACTGTTTTTGGAAGTAGAGCATTATTGGCCAACACTACAGGTGGATATAACACTGCTATTGGTGGTCTTGTATTGTGTTTGTCTAATACTGCGACTAACAGTACCACTGGCAACACAGCCGTTGGTCATATGAGCCTTGCCCAATCTACCTTGGGCATTTGCAATACAGCTATGGGAAACAGAGCGGGAAATTCCAATACAACTGGTAATGCCAACGTTGCCATTGGTAACAGTGCGCTTCTTACCAACACAACAGGTGGCCACAATGTGGCTATTGGTGTTGCAGCACTGTGTATTGCAAATGTGGGTAACACAAGCGCAACGGCTAATGTGGCTGTGGGTTTCAGTAGTCTAGGCGCCCTTACTACAGGCTTATCAAATGTCGCTGTAGGATCCAGGAGCGGTGCATCTATTACCACAGCTAGCAACAATATCACATTGGGCAATCTAACATTGTGCTCCAATACAACCGGAGACAGCAACGTAGCCATCGGACACAATGCACTATCATCCTCCAATACCGGTAACACATCATCCACAGCCAATGTGGCTGTGGGAGCCAACTCTTTGCAGGCAGTAACGAATGGTAATTCCAATGTGGCTGTGGGATCTAGAGCAGCCTTGGCTATTACTACTGGGTGTGGCAACATCGTATTGGGTAATACATCCTTGATCAGCAATACCACCGGATCATTCAATATTGCGGTTGGAACCAATGTGTTGTGTAGCATGAATGCCGCCACCACAAGTGCATCTGCTAACATTGCAGTGGGCGCATACAGCCAAAGTTCATCAACCACAGGCAGTGGCAATACCAGTTTGGGTAATTTAACTCTTATTGCTGCAACCACTGGTTCCTGCAACACTGCTGTTGGTGCATGTGCAGGATGTAATATCACCACTGGCACCAATAATACCTTCCTGGGATACAGGGCGGTAGCAGCCACAATAACAGACAGCAACACAATCACTTTGGGCAACAGTGCTATCACCACTATCAGAGCACAAGTTACCAGCATTACTGCACTATCCGATTGTAGAGACAAAACCAACATTGTGGGCATTCCAGTGGGCTTGAACTTCATAAGAGAAGTAAGACCAGTCAAGTTCACCTGGAACATGAGAGATCGTGCTCAGGTGGGCGTGGATGATGCAGGATTTATTGCACAGGAATTGGATGCACTCAGCACTTGCTGGGGTGTGGAATGGTTGAATCTTGTGAAAAAAGACAATCCCAACAGATTTGAAGCCACTCCCAACAGACTGTTTCCAGTAGTGATCCAAGCTATCAAAGATTTGGCCGATAGGTTGGATCAACAAAGTCAGCATCCATTGAAGGTTGCTAAATTCACAACTGAAACAAGAGATCAATTGGAAGTGCAAGACGGTATGCTGATCTACAATGTCAATGAATCCAAATTCCAGGGATATGCCAATGGCGCATGGATAAACCTAGGTTGATAGAATAACCTCACAGTATGCAACTACTGTGAGGTTTCAATTCCTGAAGATTTTGGTGGATTTATTCTATCTGCGTTTACCCAGTTCAGTCATCTTCAAATTACCGGCATATTGCACAGGACCTTTGTGATACAAAGGCATGAGATTGGCCTTTTTGGCTTGTGCTGCCTTGAGTGCAACTGATTCGCGGTCAGCCATCACAGGATCATCTGCATAGGTGCGTTGCCACTCACTGTCAAATACACTCTTTTTGAATCCACCCACGCCAAATCCATTACTGCATTCCAGATCTGTTTTTTCAGGCTTGACAGTGCGAGTGAGTTTGCCTGTGGATTTGGCTCTGCTTGCCAGTTGATCGGGATGAATGCCCTGCTTGCACAACCAAGCTTCATGTTCAGCTTTGGCCTTTTGCTGTTTAGCAGATGGCTTCTTGCGGGAATTGCCAATGTTGTTATAGGCAGGACCCAGTAAGTGCATGGTCATTGTCAAACTCCTCAACCTTCTATAATCTAGCACATGTGCATTCATGCGTCAAAGAAAAAAGGTGGTGTAATCAAATACACCACCCTTGAGTAACTAGTAACATTCAAATATTCTCTCAATTCACTGGGTGATCAAGAGTATCAAAATTGGATTTATTATAGTCTATTTAGACTAGAGCAGTCATGACCTTTCAAAGGTGATCTTGCTGCGACTGCCATTCTTGTCCCTGGCACTGATGCTATAGGATGTGAGCCCCTTGTAGTTGGTGCGAGTGTTCACACGCAAACCCAGCTTGCGCAGTTCACTCATTCTTGCACGTAGACTGCGAACATTCCACATTGCCTGGGCCTGAGCAGACGTGAGTTCACGGCCAGTGCCTCGCAGATAATTCACAATCTTTTGTGCTTGACTGACATCAGTAGTTGTAATGGTTGCCATAGTATGCCTCCTTGTTGCTTGTTTTTGAGCTATGCAATACTCAAAATTTAAGCTAACAAACAGGCAACGTCAAGCACTCCACCAAGATAGTTGGTGGAGTCTCAACTCACACTCCAGGACTATTAGGCAACCATGCGCTGGTCACCATCACCAGCATCACCAACTTCCTCAGCCACAGTTTCAGCAGTGGGGATGGTGAGTCCGCGACGTGCAGCAAGATCAGCTGCCATCACAGTCTTGAAGGCATCTTCCTTGGTCATCTCGCCAGGCAGCTCGACGAACTCAATGTTCTCGAAGCCTTCCTTGGTCATGGTCTTGATGCGTGCATCAGCACGACCATTGGTAAAGCGAAACTTGTCCTTGCCCTTGTAGATGGCAGCGCCAATGTGAGTGAAAGTCTTGGCCATAGCTGTTGTTCTCCTCTGTTTTGAATCAGCTTATGTCATCAATATAGCATCTGACTCTGATCAGTCAATGGGATTTTTTGCCAAAATAACTGATTAAACCCCTAATTGATTGTTGACATTTTTGCGCCTGGTGCTATTATCAGGTTTATGAAAAAGAATTCACCCGTTTACGCATATGTTTTGATGAGAAATGATCTGGCCAGCCTGGGCGCAGGCAAGGCAGCAGCACATGCTCATCATGCAGGAACAAGAATGACCTACCATGTACGCAAGCATGGCACCAGGGCACAAAAAGATGTGCTCAACACCTGGGAACAGGAATGTGAGGGTGTGGGCACCACCATCGTGTTGAGTTGCGATGAAGAAACCATGAAGTGGTGTGTGGCAGAAATTGAAAAACTGCGAGATCAGGGTTGCAGTGCAGGTGTGTGGCGTGACCCCACCTATCCCAGCACCACAGAGCGTGGGTTCTGTTTGATGGCAGTGGATGTGTGTGCCTGGGTTCTGGGCAGCAAGGACGATCTTTCACCTATCCTCAGCGACCTGCCTCTCATGAACAATTGTGCATGGTAACACATGCAAGTGACCTTGACTCTGTCAAAAGAACAAATTCATAAATGGCAACAAGTGTGGACTCACAACGGATTTAGAGACTGGAATGATGCTGGTAGTTGGCTCTGGTGTAATTACCGAGCCAATGCCTATCGTGATCGTGGAGGCATGCTGTTTGTTTTTGAAACGCAAGAAGAACAAACGTCATTTTTGCTCTCCTGGCTGTCTGACTAATAGGCCTATTCCACATGATATGGCGTGAATACAGAGATATATGGAAAAACCAAACTCTCTACATAGTAAGTCTATCATCAGAAGAATGGCCCAGTGCAACCTTGCATGAAATAGTGCATGGTCTCTGCTTCCAGAGACCCGCCGAATTACCGCTATCTTACAGCATCATAACTTGTGAACTGTTTGTTATTCACCAGCTATTATTAGCATGGGCATCGCACATTGTCAACTACAAAGTATATTCAAAATTTTGCGTGTGTGAATTTATTTGCAGCAACTGAGCACCATTTTTGATGTGAAATTTGGTTGCCATGTCCGTGAGAGGACTGAGAGTCACCAATCTTTGGATGTGACCCAAATTAGTCTTCACATGATTTCTCGCATGAACAATCATGGCCTGACCTCCACCTTTTTCAATAGCCCAGATGGTGTATAACACTGCCACTGTGGCATCAGTGCCCTGATAGCTGAACAATTGTTGCTCTTGAGTAGGCACTGTATCTGTGAATGCCACACATACCACACTCTGCGGCTCATCCTGCTCGTTTAACAGCACCCAAACACTGGCATTATTGCCCACTCGCTGATGTGGGGGAATATGAGGACGAACAGGATCTTCTTTGATCAATTCCATCAAGGGATCGTGGATATCCTCTAGAGTTACCAGCATGTGTGCGTCTCCTATAATACACATATTTAAAGACGCAGCACTAGTGTATTTCAAATAGCTAGACTTTTTAGCACCAATTCAAATCAAAATATGTTTTGTATGCTTTGTCACAAAAATACACTGTGAGCAAAGTTTTTTTCTGATCACTGCTCCAATGCTGCCAACTGAGTTGGCCCATATGTTCCAGACACCATTTGATGATCAGTTGACTGCGTTCCTGATCCAGGTTGTGCAATTCAGTTTTGTAGGGCCAGTGCTTTGCCATGGGTTTGTATTTAAGATCTACTCTGCTAGGTATTGTGGATCCCACTGCAATACAAACCATACAAAAAGTTCATGAGTTCTAAAGATCAATGCCATATTCAAGGGATCAATATCCCAATCATCTGCGTCAAAATTATCCTTGCACCATTCTATTTGGTCCTTGACCAAATGTGGTAATTTGTCCTTGTGACCAAAATTGACTATATCTATAGTGCGTAATTTATAGCTGGGATAGGGAACTGCTGTCATCTTGTCCAAGAATGCGGCAAGAATTGTTGCAGAGTCAATTTGTAGGAGATTATGGAAATTTTGGTAGGCCCCCTCCGGTTCGAACGGAGATATGCTCGCTTATAGTTTGGGGATTGAGGAGTTGAACCTCATTGTGTAACCTACATCCCCCGAGGCGAGTTCATTCACCAATTATGATAGAGGCCCTTACCAACTGTTCATATATTATGTGCTAGATATGGGTTTGTCAACACATAATATATAAATAAAGATGGTAATCCTGTTGCTACGAACAACAGGAAACCCGGCTTGGAGCCCCAGGCTGTCCCACACATATATTTACTTGGAGATTCCTATGTTTATCAATAACAAATATACCTCTTGGTATATCTCATTGGTTAGTAATGCTCAAACTAGAAATTTAGATAGATCTGTCTATACTGAAAAACATCATATTATTCCCAAGAGCCTAGGGGGCAATGATGCAAAAGATAATCTTGTTAGACTTACTGGCAAAGAACATTTTGTAGCACATTTATTACTTACCAAAATGACCTTTGGGGTCAATGCAAGAAAAATGGCCTTTGCCTTGTGGCGGATGACACAAGATAATAAGAAACGAGACAGGTTCCGAATGTCTTCTCGGCAATATCAAAATATCAAAACTGGCATGAGCGAGGCAATGAAGGTACATAACAAAGGCAAGAAACTTTCTCCAGAGCATATTCAGAAAGTAAAAGAGGGAATAGCAGCAAAAGGCGGGGCACATAATAAAGGCAAATCTATGAGCGAGGATCAGAAACACACGCGCCTTTTGGCTAGGGGTGATTGGGAATGTTCATAAGAAACTCGCCAAAAAATATCTCAAGGGGTTAAGAGAAGAGCCGCAGATAGATCTAAACCCTATCAGAAAGGCATTCCTAGATCTCGTATGACATTTGTGTTACAGAATTCAATTACTCAAGAGCAGGTGGAAACCTGTAATTTGAGACAGTGGTGTGTATCCCAAGGATTCTCTAGTGGCATGATTTATCTGAATAAATCTCCCTGGAAGATAATATCCAAGGTACCCTTACATAAGGGACAATTGTAATCAAATAGAGAAAGAAAAGGCCGGAGAAGTTTCCTTCTCCGGCCATTCCCAAGTAGTATTGGATCTGCTTGTTAGCGGATACCCAACTGTGCAACATTCCTCAGCATGCCTTCCAGCGGAGTGCCAGTGAGCAGCTTGTTGAGTGTGCCACTGAGGCTTTCGCCCTGCACAATGCTGAGTGGTGCCAGGTGCTGCGCAATGGCTTCCAGCTGACCAGTCTGTGCCATGGCAGTGAGTGCTTCCACCAGCTTGCCCTGGATGGCTTCCATGCGAATCTTCTGAGCTTCTGCAAGGCCATGTTCCAGACCCACTTCACGCTGAGCTTCCTGATCCTTGATGGTTTGCCCCAGTTTGAGATCCTGTTCTTCGATCAGGCGGTGGATGTCAGCCACAGCCTGGTCTACCTGTGCAGCAGCATGTTCGTTCTGCTTGCGGGCTTGAACAATCTCACCCTCATTAGCCACAGAAGTTTTCATGTTCTGGTGCTTTTGGTTGATCTCCTGGCTTTGCAGTTCCAGGATGCACAACTGTGTGGTGCTCTTGGCTTCAGCTTCAACTTGCTTGGCCTTTTCCATGCCTGACACAATCTCCAGCCTGTGTGTGGCCCTGGCCAGCTCGATCCTGTCCTGCAGGGTCTCCTGCCTGCTGTTGCTCAGCATGCTGTCGATGTTGCGATCCAGCACTGTGACACTGATTACTTCCAGGTCATACACTGTCATGCCGTTTTCCACAAAGTTCTTGAGTGGGCGGCTGCCAGTTTCTGGTTTCTTGCCCAGCACACAATCTCGGAGAATGTTGGCAGCATCTGTGTAAAAATCACCCACACTGATGTTGCGAACTTCATTGCCGATCAGGCTGCGCAGGTGATCCACCATGTATTGTACATAGTTGTCAATGCTGAACCAATTGTCCTTGCGGCTCTCATCAAAACGTACCAGGTACTTGACCTGCACTCGCACATTCACCAGGTCATGTGTGCGAAGATCAATCACATCGCTAACAGGATTGCTGATATACCTCAGGTAGGGCGTGAGCAGGCAGTTGGCATCGCTCTTGGGCGTGCCTGTGCTGAGGCTCAGCTTTTCCAGGTATTCATCATATGCCAGGAGCACGCTCTGAGGACCCACCACAGTGCGACGATCCCCCTGGCTGTTGACGATCTGCACAGCATAGCCACTCCACACGTTGATCATCACAGCACCATCAAACTTGGTGTCCAGGGTGATGGTGCGTGGTGGCTGGTAGGTGGTGCCACGATCCAGAGCATCAGCAAAGGCATTGTCTGTGGCTGTCATGCGACGGCTCACAGGAGCAGCAGCAGCCACAGCATAGCTGGCATCCTGTACCACACTGGCGCCACCGCCCACACTTTCTCGGCTGTTGCGCAGCATGTCGTTGACTTCCCTAACCCGGCGATTGCCTGGGAAGTAAAGATCACATTCGCTGGTGCTGAGCACACGACGCACTACAACTTCCTGGATGGGATTGGGCAGGAACATGGCAGGGCCAGTCACCAGCTTGATCTCACCAGTGCTGCGGTTTAGCACATAGCGTCCTTCACCGCTGGGAATGGCCACGCTGTAGGTTTTCTCCTGATTGCCATACTTGATGATGGCATGTTCTTCACGAGGATAGTAGATGGGCATGTCCTTGCCTGTGATGAACATTTCATCACCAGCAACGTGTGACCCAGTTTCATCCACATAATCTGCAATCACCTTGATGTGAATACCATTGGTGGGTTGCAGTTCATATGCACGGAATTTGCGCTGCACACGGCCCTGAGCATCCTCCTTGAGGAAGAATTCCTGAGTGGGGCTGGGAAACACCACTGCTGGTCCACGCACATATTCCTTGTTGCCGCCCTCATCCAGGAGCACAGCATATTCCAGGCGCTCTAGTGTGACAGCATCACGCACATAGCGATCATTTGCATCCTTGACCACTTCCACACCTGTGGGTGGAATATAAAAGCTGATCTCTGTGCCCTTGATGATGATCATCTGGCCAGTTGTGAGATCATCTTTCTTGATGCCCAGGAAATTGTGATCTTCACTGGAAGATCCGCCTGTGACACTCTTGACCACACTCTTGTCCCAGTTTTCCTTGGCAGCTTCATCATCCACAATGCTCACAAGCAGATACTGGTTGCTACGCAGCTGATGACCCTTGATCACCGTTGCCACCTGGCCAGGCCACAGTGGATAACTCCAGGGACCAGGATGGTTTTCAGTCTGACCAATCAACAGTGCATCAATGGGCATGGCCTCACTTTTGCCAGGTTCAGGCTGGCGGCCATTCTTGGCTGGATTTTCCAGCACCACATAGTAACCCTTGCTGGCCATCACGTTGCTCTGTGTGGCACTCTGCTGGGTATTGGCTTCGTCAAATCTCTTGGTTCGGCTGTTGTAGGTAACCAGCTGATCAGTGTTGCTGAGGCTGCTCTTGTAGGGACCGCAATAGACGCTGATGGGACCTTTGGTTTGGTCTAGCACATAAGCGTAGACACCGGGAGGAAGCACCAGTTCCTTTTCTCGGCTTTTGCTATAATCGTCTGCCATGTTGGTTGGCTCCTTGTTGGATTGGAATAATGTGAATTTACTATGTGTTGGACATTGCGTCAACAACAATCCGCTTGACAACCTTGGCCAAACCAGGATTTACAATCAGGGCATGTGGCATGATGTTGTGACGGATATGGTTGCGCATGAACCTGGTGTCCATGTTGCTGGGATCACCCCACCAAGGCACCTGATTCTTCTCACACCAACTCTGCAACTGACTCTTGGTGGTTGTGAGAAAGGGTCTCACAATATTACCATTTTGATAGGCAATGGTGTGATGTTTGCCATGCAGGCAATTGAACAAGTAGGTTTCCATGCAGTCATCCAGGTGATGAGCTGTGACCACAGTGCCTGGCAACTGGTGGAACCAGGAAATTCTCTGGTTGCGCCAAAATTCTTCCTGGCTTTCATGCTTGGGTTTGTTGGCTTCCAGCTTGCCCAGCAACAAGGGAATATCCCGCCTGGCACAATAGGCTGTGAGATTTTGTTCACACATGTGCCCATAGAAAGTTTGATGATTGAAGTAGACAACTGTGACATCATGGCGCCTCTTGAGGAAATCCAAGGCTGCCATACTGTCTACGCCACCAGAACATGCCACATACAACCTTGGCGGCAGTGGTGCAACAATTTTGATCATCTATCAAAATTCCATGTTTTCGATTGCCATGACCCATTTTTGGATATCAATTTCATAAAACCCTGCACAGTTGACATCCACATGTTGTGCCTGTGCCTGAGATACGCCTGCTGAAAGGATCACAGCAGCTAGAGCCAGAATTTTCTTCATTTGATGGTTCCTTGGAACCAGGGGCAAACGATTTGCCCCATTTGTTCACAAACCTAACAGCAAACTAATGTTATGTCAAACTTATCTGTAGGGATTGGATCCTGCAAGACCACGATCACGCAGGAATTGCTCGGGATCTTGTTTGCTTTGTTTGGCATCGTATTCTGCATCTGCCCTGTATTGGTCCCAAACGTCAGCAAGATATCCATAGGGATCAGTTTTGTGTTCTTTTTGGAACTCTTGCATTACCAAAGGATACACCATTACCTGCATCCAATCTCGCCAATCCAACCAAGATCTTGGATCAGTGTTGTTTCTAATATCCCACAAATCCATGTCAGGATTGCCAAACATGGCTTGTTGTGACTGAGGATCTCCATGACCTTTGATCACATCGTTGGCTATCTGTAACCATGCATCATGTGGATCACCATCTGGAAAAACATCACCCATGGCCCAAGTGAACCTTTCGCTCATGTAACGGGCTAGATGTTTAAGAGCCTGTTTGGCTTGTGTTTTGGCACCTGTTCGGGGTCCACCTGGCATGGATTTTTTGATTTCTATCTTGCCCTTGAGCTTGGCCAGCACATCCTTGATGACTTCTTCTGGTTTGACACTGCCCAGGCTCCAGTTGATGCCCACACGGATCATCCTCTCCAGATCAGCTTTGTTGATCTTGCCTGGCATTGCTGCTGCTTTTTGCATCACCACATCAGCTAGGTTGGCGATCCTGCTATCATAGTCTTCTGTGATAATTGTATTTGCGCTGCTTTCAATCAGCTGTCTGTAGTGTTGGAGATCTTGTATGGTCATGCTCAATCCTTGCCATAAATGATAGTTTATTTATCAGGATCTTTGTTGATGCATGGCCCCACAACCCCGCCCACATCACGATGGAACTCAACTTTGGTGCCCATTTTATTGTTAGCACTCAGTTGTTTGTCTGAGTTGACTTTCTGATGTGGAGGATTGACCTTACACCTGAACAACACATATTCCATCTTGCCTGCTGATACCTTTTTTTGCTCTTGGTTTGTATCAACAAGTCAAATATAGCGGTATCAGCCACATGTGTCAATGTGTTTTTACACCACTCGGAAATTTTTGAATTGCCAGGGATCAGTTGTGTCCACATCTTCCACAAACAACCTGCCACGATCTTTGAGTGGAGTCCAATCAGTCCAAGAGCCAGTCATTTGCCCCATGTAGGGATCTGTTATGGCTAGGATTTGTTCATGAGGCAGTTCATCAGCTTCCACAATACCCAGCATGGGATTGTCAATGGCATACAAAATGCCTGCCAGCACTGGGGCCACCACTTGTAGGCTGGTGGCATTGTTGTAGGGGGCTAGAGATCTGGCTGTATCAATGTCCAGTTGGCTGCCATACCAGTAGGCATAGTGATTGCCGTTGAAAGTTCCCATCAACAACACCCCCAGTTCATCCATGCCATCCTCAATTTCATTGACAATCAAACGCTGATGTGTTTGTTGTTGGAAATTTTTACCTGCCATTTCATGAATGCTCAGCACAGCACTGTCACAGGGGTGATAGGCATAGTGAACAGTGGGTCTGTAATAATGATTGCTGAAATAATCACCAATGCTGATACTCTCATTGTGAGTGATGATCCATCCACGATATTCTCCCTCATTGGGTGTCCAACTGCGGCATTGTGTCACACATCCAGGTCTGTTCAGCCAAATGGCTGTTTTGCATCCCCAGCTGAATCTGTTGCCATCTGTGGGAAACATCTGTTCGTGCGTTCCCCAGCTCATTTCACTGGGTTGCAGTCCCTCACTGACAAATCCATCAATACTCCAGGTATTGACAAATTCATCTCTTTGTTTGGGGGCTCTAGGACGTTGAGTGTCTCTTTCAGCAATGTGGATCACCTTCAATCCCAATGTCTGGGCCAGTTTGCTCCATGCTTGCTGGGTTTGGGGAGGTGCAGATATTGCATGGTTTACCTGGGCAGCAACATGCAAAAGAGCTCTCTTGACAAAATGGTTCACCAATCCTGGGTTGGCACCATGTGCCATGATGGCTGTGGCACCCAGAGGCTTGCCCAGATTCTGCCAGGTTCTCCTCATGTCCAGTATGTCCTGTCTGAGGCTGTAGTTGCTGCGACGTTCAGGACTGATTTTTGTATTGGTGTAATAGCCTTCCCAGGGTTCAATACAGGTATCCAAATACATAACATCCTTGCTCTCACACCATTCCACCAGAGCTTCACTGCTGACATTCACACTCAAATTCACCAGCATGTAACCAGCCTGGAGATATCTTGCCAGTTCCGTTTGGTAATTTTGTTGTGTTATAGCACATATCACATGAGCAACACCATATTTGGCACTGATGTTGATGTTTCTATTATCCCCACCAATTATGGTGATGTTTTCAGCTGGGAAATGATTCAGCAACAATGGCAACAACCCACTGCCAATGCTGCCAAATCCCAAAATTACCAATCGCGGTGTTTGCTGCATGTGTTGATCTCCTTTATCTACAATGATTATTTACAAAAAGGGGATTGTTCCACAACAAATACATGTGACCTTGCATGAATTTTTCAGCACTAATTGATCGGTTTGTTCTGTGATCCACAACCTGATCATCCTGGAATCTCATGGTGCGAATTTTGTCTCCGCGCTCATCCTGCCTCCGGGGTGATCATCTCCCGCACCCACTCCGGCAGCAGGGCGCCGATCGGTCGGCGATTGGCCAGGCTGCTGGCCTGCTTGAACAGCGTTTCGATGGCCATCACTCAACAACATACTGATCTCACTGCTCCAATTTAGATCATGACGACTTACTGGTCCCAGAGGTTTCACAGTCATGAGCCACTCAGTACCACCACCTGCCAGGTCCACATCATCGGGATCAGTCACCATGAACACACTGTTTTTGTGTGCTGGCTTGTTCATGGGTCTATAATGTTCCAACACAGAATAGAAATCTGTGTTTTCCCAATCCTTTTCATACTCTTGATTGCGAGGGGTTAGTATGGTTCCCACTGGCAGATAGTCCATGCTGCCGTGATAATAGGTGACAGAAGATTGTAATTCCTGGATTCTCATGCCTTATTTACCCACGTGGAAGTTTGGGAAAAGGTTTTGGCGCCCCTGGCAGGATTCCAACCTCTGTCAGGGTAGTTTGGCTAGTTTTGGCCTCCCGGGGCGGATTCGAACCGGCCAACCTACAGATTAGAAGTCTGTTGCTCTATCCAATTGAGCTACCGGGAGTTATCTGCAAACCTTATAGTGTTATTATATTGATATTTATCAGTGTGTCAACCTATAAATAAGATTGAGGCCAAGGATGGTGGAACATCTCTTGGCCTCTAAACACAATTTGTTAAACAGGAACAAACGATGTCTGATGATATTTACTCGCTATTTTTTGACGAGTCAACACCAAAAACATATTATATTATATACCAAACAACAAATCTTATTAACGGTAAGATTTATGTAGGTCAACATATCACATCAAATCTGAATGATGATTACCTAGGATCAGGTAAGCTGCTTAAATTGGCTATAACCAAATACGGTCAAGAAAACTTCACAAGAATAATATTGCATGAGTGCTCTTCTCAAGAAGAACTTAATAACCTAGAACGCACCATAGTCAACGAAGAATTTATCTTAAGAGAAGATACCTACAACCTTACTTTAGGTGGTGGGGGAGGTTGGTATCATATCAATCAGAGTAATGATCCCAATAACCGGTTCCGCGGAAAAACCCACACTGCTGAGACAAAGGCCAAAATCTCTGTAAAAAGAAAAGGAATGGTATGTAAAAATAGACAATATAATCTAACAGAAGAAGGGCGTGAAAGACTCTCCGTATTAGCTACGGCTCGAATGAAAAACTATTCTCCTAGCGAGGAGGCTAGGAAAAAGACCTCTCAAACAATCAAAGAGCGGTTGAAGGATCCTGCTCTCCTAAAAGAGCAACAAGATAGAATGCGACAGATACAAAAATTCAGACCCAAAAATTACAGTGAAGAATATAGGAATAATATCTCGAACGGTTTGAAGGCAGCTTATGCTTCTGGCAAACGTAAATCTCGTGATTGGGAAGTTATTCAGCAAGACATAGATCAGGGGTCGACTAGGAAGGAGATCACTGCTAAACATTCCCTGCCTAGGGGAGCTCTACGAATGGGCTACCTGTCTGGTAAATTGACGCCGAAAATAGAGGAGGGTTAGGTGTTAAACCTAACCCTCAGTAAATTGGAGCGGGTAGCCGGTAGCGCGCCGGTCTACTAGAATTTGGAAGACTCTCATGTATCTGTAAACACTTTACCCGCCTAATGTTACCATTCAACTATACAAACATCTGGGTATTTTGTCAACCACAGACTAGGAGAAAAAAGTAATAAACACTTGTTCATCAACTAGATTGCGGCTTTCTCCCCGCCAGATCTTACAATCTGGCCACATCAATGCCAAGGTTGTTACAACATCCCTGTCACGCACATAAAATTCATAATCTTCCACACTCCTGCCAGGAACTATAACAGAACTGCTGGAGCCACCTAGGCTGATTGTGCCTGTATTGCTGTCTAGCACATCCCACACCCATCTATCGCCGTAAATTACTCCTTGTGGATCCTCATCACTGTTCAAATAGTCAAGAACAGCATGTCGAGTATTGCCTATGTCAGGGTAAGGAAAACTCAGGATCACTTTGTGCCAACACCGCATTTCAGCATAGTTATCACAAGTTTGGATATCAAATGCACAGTTACTCCTTGGCCGGACGGTTATGTTTTCTGCAATTCCTTCTAGGTCTTTTCGCACTGCATTTCTTCTATTACTAGTTGATTGGTGCCCCCGGCCCGATTTGAACGGGCACAGCCTTTCCAGGCCAGCGGATTTCTGTTGGACTATCAGGATTGAACTGATATGAGCACCTGTTGCTCTTGTCCCTAAGTCCGCGTCGTCTACCGATTCCGACACGGGGGCAAACTCTACTATCTTCATAGTAATATAGTATCATAGTTTAGTCAACTGTATAAATATAGGTACGGATCACGATGCGCCAACATCCATCCGCTCTAGACAAGAAAGGAAGATCATGTCCAGCGTAACTGATATTTATTCTATCTGCCCCAAGTGTGGCAATAGTTTTGATCCCTATTCCAAATATGGTGCCAAGAAATTCTGTAGCAGAAAATGCGCCAATGCGAGAATACATTCACAAGAAGTAAAAGACAAAATTAAATCAAAATTGAAAGGAAGACCTAGCCACAATAAAGGATTGCCATCTCCCAACCGTGGAAAAAAATTTGGATCTAAAAAAGATATAATTAAGATTTGCCCCATTTGTTCTAAATCATTCTCGGCAGCTAGAGTTACCTGTTCGAGAATCTGTTTCAAACAAAGAGCAACAGAAAATGCACTCAAACAAGAAAAACATGGAGGAGGACACAAGGGCAAATACAAAGGATTTCATTGTGATAGTACATATGAACTAGCCTTTGTGATTTGGCATTTGGATCATAATATTGAGATTGCTAGATCAACTTCTGTGTATGATTACACCTACAAGAACAAAAAACACAAATATCGTCCTGATTTTGTAGTGGAAGGTGTGGAAATTGAAATCAAGGGATTTATGAGCAAGAGAGCTCAAGCCAAAAAGGATCAATGTCCCAATGTTATGGTAGTGGATAAGATAGACATACAAGTCTACATCAAGTATGTTCGCGAAACATACAAAGTAAGAGACCTGCGGAAGTTGTATGAATGATCACAGTAACATAATACTGCAAAGAATTGGAAGGGGTGCCTCGATTTGAACGAGGACTAAAAGATTCAAAATCTTTTGTGCTAACCATTACACTACACCCCCGTGGTATATTTTTGGTGCCCGAAGCCAGATTTGAACTGGCATTGTCTTTCAACAAACGGTTTTTGTTTAGGCTATTGGGAGTGACCCAACAAGGGTATCAAAATACCTTGCCTCTGAGACCGTCGCGTCTACCGATTCCGCCATTCGGGCAATCTTCAAACAAACCTTGCTGTCACATACTATCTGCTGTTGATAAACATAATATACAGCCTAGAGCCACCAATGTCAACCCACTATTCCTGGCTTTTAACAAGGGTGTTCTTATTGTAAGCGTTGGGTTTATTGATCCAAATAATCTTGTGCAAGAGTTTCAAACTCTTTGATGGTTTTGCCCATGTGTTTCATGAACACAGCATTAAGCCATTTGCGGTTTGTGACCTTGTCATCAAGATTGTGAGTTTTCACCAACTGAGATAATTCTGGATTCTTTTTTATGAGATAGTCCATGTGGTCTTCCAGCCATTCACTGTTGCTGGTGTCCTCATTGTCTTCATGG